ACTACGGACTGTTGCGACTGAATGGTTTTCTCTTTTTAGAGATATCCATCCACCGCAACACGGGTCCGGCGCTACCTCTGATGCTGGGAAGACACTTAAAGAAAAATTTTCTTTAATTTGTCATACCCAACTTTCCAGAGTGTCCTTGAGGACTCCAGATTATACTGAAATCTGCGATGGCGAATTAGTTGAAAACTATTCACCATCAAAGGTGGCAGAAGTTCCAAAATCTTTCGGCAAAAACCGAATTATTTGTATGGAACCCGCTGCTCTTCAGTACTATCAACATAGTGTCCAAATGGGATTGTATGCGTTTGTAAAAACACATAAGATCTCAAATTGGATTAACTTTGTTGATCAGGAATTCAATAGAACTCTTTGTCGATCAGCTACTGTTGATCACTTGAGTACTATTGACCTCTCAAACGCGTCGGATTCCTTGTACTTAGATGTTTGGAGACCTGTCTTTAAACATCTACCTCTCTGGCGCTATGTGATTGGATCTCGATCGAAAAGTTACCAAATTGGTAACCATAAGTTCGAGCCAACGATCATAGCTCCCATGGGCTCCGCTGTGTGCTTCGCTATGCTCAGCATTTGTTGTGCTTTGATAGCAGAAGTTGCATTTCGGAGAGTACGAGGAAGAGCCAGCCAAGGATACTCCGATGGAGTATCCATCTTCGGTGATGACATTATCTTACCAGATGATGTCGCTGCTGAATGTATTAACATTTTGCAGCAGTGTAGTATGCAGCCCAATATTGAGAAATCATTTATTGGGGGCCTCTACCACGAATCATGTGGTGTTGAAGAATTCAATTCTACTGAAGTGTTTCGTATGAAACATCCTCGCAGAATTCTTCCTCAACAACCTCGACCCGAAGATGTCGACTCGCTCGTCGACTTGTGTAACTCTCTGTATGAACATGGATTTCACTTAGCGAGGAGACATATTCTGCAAAGATATATGCCTCTTCGGGTAGTGGGAACTAGAATACCTTTCTGGAAATTCATATTTTGGGGCGATGAGGGATTGCTTCCCTTTCGACCTGGGTATGGTCTCCGATTGCGATATTCTAGAACCATCCAACGTTCTTATGGTGTGGTTTTTCAGAATGTTAAGCTTCCTGATCCTAGTAATTGGGATCATGTTGTTTATTTTCTGGCTAACCCACCAAGAGATCGTCTTAGGCGTTTACTTCTCCATCATGGTTATGAGGGAGATACTAACCCCTTAGACCTCTCTCCGAGATGTTACTCGGCTGGTAGACTGCGCTCAAAGGTTAAAAGACGTATTATTTACGTTTAATAACCTTTTGGGCTTGGGGAGCGTTCATGCG